TATGTGCTGAGTTGGGTCTTGTTCCTAGCACTTCTTTGGATAAGCTTCGGAAGGCAACTATACAATGGGTATTACAACCCTTAAAAGAAAACAATACTGATAAATATTTGAGCAAAAAATTTTGGCTGGATGCGAGCGATCAGTTAATGTATCAGGGCAAAGCCCCACAGTTTTCTGACACCAGAGCAGCTCGTATGCCAGCATTTTTTGAACATGCAAACACCAACCTCCCACAATATGCTTGAGCCTATCATTGGCCCAACACCTGAGTCTCTTCTGAATGAATTAGAGGAGACCTTTCCCCCCAGTACACCCCACCCAAAGGAGGAGCTCGCTAGTATTATGTACAAAGCTGGGCAACACTCTGTCGTTGAGTGGTATAAAGAACGACTCACAAAATGAAACAAGAAATTTTAATTCAATCTAAAGATCTCCCATACATGTGGCCGGAAGCAGCAGAGATAATCAATAAAGGTTTGACTCATTCCAACGGCGAAGTTGATGCTGATTCTTTTTTCTACCCTATCTATGCTGGTAAACAACACCTATGGGTAGGTTATGATACTGATGCTGAAGTACCAGATGTAGAAGCAGTATTAATTGGAGAGATAATAAAATATCCACTCAAAACATCCTTATTTATACATGTCTGGGCAACTAAATCAGGCTATGATTATGAACCTTGGATGAACCTTTGGGATTCTATAATTAATTTTGCAAAGATAAACGGTTGTGATTTTGTAGAAGCCAAGGTAAGAAAAGGTCTCGCTAAAAAATTAAAGTGGACCGACAAACATTCATTAGTAACACTACAACTTTAAAGGAGAAAAACAATGGGCGGAGGAAGATCAGCACCAGCAGCACAAATACTAAACCGAGAAAATGATTATGATGATTCTTGGATACATAGCAGATTCGATGAAGGTCAGCGTAAATATAATGAGCTTGAAGCGTTCATGAATGAGCGTAGATCAGCACTAGCACAACCTCAATATTATGATGTAGGTGGCGGTATGTCCGTAAGAGCAGATCAGTTTGGAAATTACGTATCAGGCCAGCTTGATAGTCAACAGGAAATGTTTGACCAAAGACTCAATGAAATGCAAGCTAGAAATCAAGCTTCTAGAAACCAGTTTGGTCAACAGATGGGCGTCTATGATGCTAGACTAGGTGATATTTCAGCAGCAGCTGGAGCAAACCAAGCTTTGATTCAATCACAAGGAGAAGCTATGGCTCGTCAAGGAGAACGTGCTAGAGTAGCAGCTGCTTATGGAGATCCAAGTTTACCCGGAGTGACTGGAGTTCAATCAGGTAAACGAAAGGACTTAGGAGCTTACGGTACAACAGGCAGCGGTTTTAACCGTTCTGGATTAAGAATACAAAACCTTAACATCTAACAATGTCAACAGCAAAAGAACGTTATGATTATTTATGCAGTGATCGTAGTCAGTTTCTAAGCGAAGCAGAGGACGCAACAAAACTTACTCTACCATACCTAATCAGAGGACATGAAGATCAGTCCAAAGGTATGAAGCAGTTAAAGACACCATGGCAGTCCGTCGGGGCTAAAGGGGTGGTAGCATTAGCATCAAAGCTATCGCTATCACTCGTACCTCCACAGACCAGTTTCTTTAAATTGCAAGTGGATGAGTCACAACTCGGAGAGATACCTCCTGAGATGAAATCAGAATTAGACTTATCCTTTTCAAAGATAGAACGAACCATCCTTGATTCTATTGCAGCATCAGATGATCGTGTAGTAATACACCAAGCATTACAACATCTAGTTGTAGGTGGTAATGCTCTTATCTTTATGAGTAAGCAAGGATTGAAACTATTTCCTCTTAATCGCTTTGTATTAGAACGAGACGGTAACGGTAACGTCATTGAAATAGTCACCAGAGAACGTATTAATAAAAAATTAATCTATAAGTATCTACCTAAAGAAGAGGAGATGCCTTTAGTAACCTCGGATGAACCAGAGGAACAGGAGTGTGATATCTATACTCATGTCAAACGTGACAATAATAGAATAATCTGGTATCAAGAAGTCAAAGGTCATATCATAGAGGAGTCACGTAGTAAAGCTCCAGTTGATGCAACACCTTGGCTACCGCTTCGGTTTAACACAGTAGATGGTGAAGCCTACGGGCGTGGAAGAGTAGGTCAGTTTATAGGAGATCTTAAGTCTCTTGAGGCATTGTCTCAGGCACTTGTAGAAGGCTCCGCAGCAGCTGCTAAAGTTGTATTTACTGTAGCACCTTCAAGCACCACTAAGCCACAGACGCTGGCGAATGCAGGCAACGGAGCAATCGTTCAAGGACGACCAGATGACATCGGTGTTATCCAAGTAGGTAAGACCGCTGATTTTCAGACTGCATATCAATTAATGCAACAGCTAGAAAGGAGATTGAATGAAGCATTCTTGATCCTATCAGTAAGAGATAGCGAACGTACTACCGCACAAGAAGTACAGATGACACAGATGGAACTAGAGCAACAGCTCGGAGGTCTCTTCGGATTACTCACGGTTGAGTTCTTAGTACCATACTTAAATAGAAAGCTAAATGTATTCCAGAAGACAGGTGAGATACCACGTATACCAAAGGGTATGGTCAAGCCTATTATTGTAGCTGGTATAAATGCACTTGGCAGAGGACAAGATGTACAAGCACTCGGTCAGTTCTTGCAAACTATAGCACAGACTATGGGACCAGAAGCTATACCACAGTACATTAATCCTGATGAATTAATCAAACGACTTGCAGCTGCACAAGGTATAGATGTACTAAACCTAGTGAAGAGTATGCAAGAAATACAAGGAGAACAGCAGCAAGCTATGCAACAGCAAGCTGAGATGGAAGCCATTAAACAGACACCTAATCTAATGAAGGCTCCGATGCTAGATCCTAGTAAAAACCCACAACTAGCACCACCTGACCAACAAGTATAATGGCAGAAACATTAACATACGAAAACACCCAAGAAGTCACCACGATAGACAACCTCAACGCTGAGGAACAAGAGTCTCTCAAAGTTGGTGAAGCTATGGAGGAGGCACAAGAGAACCTCCTCGCTGGCAAATATAAAGACGCTCAAGAATTGGAGAGAGCTTATGTCGAACTCCAGAAAAAACTTGGAGAAGGCTCTGAAGCTAGCGGAGATACTGAGCAACCTACGGATGAAGTCCAGCAAGAAGAGTCACAAGATACAGAAGATAAGGAAGAAACTGACGGAGACGCTCCGGACTTTTCCTTCCTAGATACTCTGTACGAAGAAGGTACATCTGGTAAAGATTATAACAAAGAGACTCTCGAGAAACTATCTAAGATGTCGACTGAACAAGTAGCTGATATGCACCTTAGATGGGTACAAGACGCCGCTACTAAATACATACCTAAACCTCCTGACTTTACACAACAAGATGTTCAAGAGTTAAAAGGTGTAGTAGGTGGAGAGCAGAATTACTCTAACATGATGGAATGGGCTCAACAAAACCTATCTTCCAAAGAGATAGATATGTTCGATTCAGTCATGCAACGTGGTGATTCAGCTTCCGCATTCTTTGCAGTTAAATCTCTAGCTTACAGATATAATGATACAATAGGAAAAGAAGGACAAATGATTACAGGCACAGCACCTAAGTCAGACGGATCAGTATTCCGTAGTCAGGCTGAAGTAGTTAAAGCTATGAGAGATTCAAGATATGATAGAGACCCTGCATACAGACAGGACATACAAGATAAGTTGTCAAGATCAAACATTAATTTCTAATGGCTACACAAAAATTTGATAATAAAGCATATAAAAGGATGCTGGAAGAATTATCAATCAAACAACAAGGGGTACGTGAAGGTATAGAAGCTGGTAAACAATTACAAATCACAAGAGGAGGAGGTGGTAATGTACCCGGAGAAGATGGTCCATACAGAACTCCACCTCCTAGTGAGACACCACCTTATCCACCTAAAGAGCTTGCAAACTTTATAGGTCCTAGTGGATATGGAACAACTTTAAGTGAGGACGAATACTGGAGAGGTTTGCAAACTATCATGGAGACAACTGAAGCTGGTTCAGATGAACAGAATAAACGTCTCAATATATTAATGCACCAGTTCCAAGATCAAGTAAGCAAGCCAGTAAATGAATTAACAATAGCTCAGAATAAAACACCAAGTCAGCAGAATGCTACTAATATGAGAGATATGATTATAAAACTTACTAAAGAAGGTAAACATACAGAAGCTCAAGCTTTATACAGAGAGCAGTTCCCTCGAGCATAGTATAGCGGCGACCCGAATCACATCGTCCTCGCCAGATATATACTACCCAACCCGAACTTATGATTACTACCGAATACGGTAAAAAAAATATTTACCCAAACGAACCACCAATACAATTACTACCACAAAGAAAACTCATGTCACCAGAAGCAGAAAGATTTAATGGCTGGGCAGCAATGCTCGGCTTTGTTGCAGCTCTAGGAGCTTACGCAACAACAGGACAAATTATACCCGGAGTATTTTAATGAAAAAAATTTTATTACTTGCAGCTATTAGTGCTGTATCATCACCAGTTTTAGCTGGCCCTTATGTTAACTTAGAAACCAATGCTAACTACACTGGTGACGAGTATATATCAAGATCAACAGACGTACATGCAGGCTATGAAGCTGATTTTAAATACGGTACTTGGTATGTTCAAGGCGGTAAAACATTTAACACTGCTAACGCTTCAGGCTCTGACAATAACTGGTCTGGTAAAACAGGAGCAAGCATACCTGTTACAGAAAAGGTCAGCGTTTATGGTGAAGTATCTTTTGCTCACGTAGAAGACGAAGATGCTGATAATAGATATGCTACTAAATTAGGTACTAAATTTTATTTCTAATTAAATGGCAACAATTCAACTTACTAGACCAACCAGCAACTGGGAAAGTTTTTGTGAGTGGGTTACAAGCACACAGAACCGTCTCTATGTGGGATGGTTCGGTGTCCTTATGATACCTTGCTTACTAGCTGCAACCACTTGTTTTATATTAGCCTTCATCGCAGCACCGCCTGTAGACATAGACGGCATACGTGAGCCAGTTTCCGGCTCGTTAATGTATGGAAACAATATTATATCAGGAGCAGTCGTCCCCTCCTCTAACGCAATCGGACTACATTTTTATCCAATCTGGGAAGC